GGCAAAGACAATGACCGCCCCCAGCTGGCCGCAGCCATCGCACTGTGCAAGCGCACAGGCGCCGCCCTGCTGATCGCCAAGATCGACCGCCTGTCCCGTCAGGCTGCGTTCCTGCTGACGCTCCGCGATTCAGGCGTGCAGATCGTCGCCGCCGACATGCCGCACGCCGGCACGCTCGAGTTTGGCATCCGCGCCGTCGTCGCCCAGCATGAGCGGGAGGAGATCAGCCGCCGCACCAAGGCAGCCCTGCAGGCCGCCAAGGCCCGCGGCGTGCGCCTGGGCTGCCCTACCCCCAGCATCGGCAGCGCAATCGGCGTGGCGGCCATCCAGGCCCGCGCTGACGCCTTTGCCGAGCGCCTGGCACCGGTCATCGCCGACATCAAGCGAGCCGGCTGCAGCACCCTGCGCGAGATTGCCGCCGCACTGCAAGCCCGCGGTGTAGCGACTCCCCGTGGCGGCACCACCTGGTCGCCGTCTCAAGTGTCCAACCTGCTTGCCAAACTGGAGACCGTCCATGCGTGAATCAACACCGCTGTCGAAGGTGCCGATCGGCACCCGCTGGGAGCCCCGCCCTCGCTCATCGATCACCGATGAGGAACTCTTCATCCAGGCCCACCTGCTCGCCAAACCTGCCCGCAACGGCGGCCGGATCGCCTGGGCGATCGCTTCGGTCATGGCCATTGCTGCGTACCTGGTCTTTGCGTTCACGCTGTAGGAGGCCGCCATGCAACAGACCACCACCGGGCGCGAGCTCCGCGAGCAACAGCTTGCGCTCTTCAGTGTCTCGCACGCTGATCTCCTGGAACGCTGCCGGCAACAAGCGGTGGCGATCGCCCGCAAGCGAGGGATCGTCAGCATCAACGACATCCGGGCCAGCATCGATCTGCCGCCCGGCATCCACCCGTCAGTCCTGGGAGCGGTGTTCCGCTGCTCCCTGTTCCGCGCCATCGGCTACACCGAGGCGCTTCACCCCGCGGCTCACGCTCGAGTGATCCGCGTCTACGCCCTGAAGGAGACCTCCGATGGTCAGTAAAGTCACCCCGAACACGATGATGTCAGCCAGCCGGCTGCCGGCACTCATGGGTCTGTCGAAGTATCGCAGCCCCAACGATGAGCTCACCGCCACGATCAGCGCCTTGAAGGGCGAGGACTGGCCAGACATCGGCAACGAAGCGATGGCCTGGGGCAACCAGCTGGAGCCCATCATCCTGCGCGAGGCCGCCCGCCGGCTCGAGCTCACCGACCTGATCACCGAGCACCCCGAGCCGTTCTTCCACCGCGACTTCCCGCTGGCCTGCAGTCTGGACGGCAGCGCCGATGGCCGCGGACAAGTGCTGCACACTGATCCGGACGCCGGGATCTACGTCGTCGGCCAGGACAGCATCCAGCTTGACGGCCTGGGCGTGCTCGAGGCCAAGCTCACCAGCCAGCCCGCGGAAGACATGCCGCCGCTCTGGCGCGGCCCGATCCAGCTGCAGGCGCAGATGGCCATCCTGGGCGCGAAGTGGGGCTGCATCGCCACGCTCTACCAAGGCACCGAGCTCCGGCTGTTCCTGTTCGCGCCGCACGATCAGACGCTGGGCGCGATCCGCGCTGCCTGCGAAGACTTCCAGCGCCGGCTGTTGCACTGGAAAGAGACCGGCACGGTCGACTTCTACCCGCCGCAGGACAGCAAGGATGCCAACCGCATGTATCCGCAGGCCGAGCCCGACTCGATCATCCATCTGGATGACACGGCGCAGGAGCTCGCGATGAAGATCCTGGCAGCCAAGATCAAGATCGACAAGGCCGAGGCCGATCGTGCTGACGCCGAGAAGAAGCTCAAAAAATTGATCGGCACCGCATCAAAGGCAGTCGCTGGCAACTACCTGGTGTCGTGGCCGATGCGCAACTACCAGGCGCAGCCCGCAAAGACCGTTCCGGCGAAGGAGGCCTACAGCATCCGGCAGTCAACGCTCTCGATCAAGGAGATCCGGCCATGAGTTCCCGCGATCTGACCAGCCTGGAAGACGCGCACGCCCGCGCCGTGCGGGCAGTCATCAATGCCATGCACCTGGCATCAGAAGAAGAGGCAATGGAGCTCGTCGACTCGATCACCATGGTCGTACTGGAAACCATCAAGGCACACCTGCCGGAAGGCGAAGCATCATGCAACTGACCACCCATCGCGGGTTCGCACCCGCCACCCTCACCGAGGCCATGCAGTTCAGCGAGCACCTGGCAGCCAGCACGATGGTGCCCAAGCAGTACCAGGGAAAACCCGCAGACATCCTGGTCTGCGTGCAGTGGGGCTATGAGATCGGACTCGCCCCTATGCAGGCGCTGCAGAACATCGCCGTGATCAACGGCAAGCCCAGCGTCTACGGTGACGCGGCGCTCGCCCTAGTGCAGGCCTCGCCGCTCTGCGAGGGCATCGATGAGCACATTGAGAATGAAGGCACCCCGAACCCGGTGGCCGTCTGCATCGCCCGCCGCAAGGGACGCATGCCGGTGGTCGCCAGGTTCTCGGTCGAGGACGCCAAGCGGGCCGGCCTGTGGGGCAAGCAGGGGCCGTGGCAGGCCTACCCCAAGCGCATGCTGCAGATGCGTGCTCGAGGGTTCGCCCTGCGGGACGCCTTCCCTGACGTGCTGAAGGGGCTGATCACTGCGGAAGAGGCGCAGGACTATCCGAGCGACGATCGGCAGCCAGCCAAGGACATCACGCCGCGCAACCCGTTGGACGCGATCAAGCCGGCCATCCCAGCGCCACCCCTGGTCGAGCAGACCAGCGACCCGGTGGTCATCGAGCAGGTGTTCGCAGCCGACCAGGCCGCCGATGATGCAGCTGCCGACCAGGCCGAGGCCGACGCCGAGCGTGAGGCCATCATCGCCGAGTCAGGCGAGCCGCCAGCCGAGGCTGCACCTGGTTACTTCCAGATCTGGGTGCCCGGCAAAGAGACGCCGCTTGCGGTCTACAAGACGCTGATCGAGTGGGCCGAGGCCTACGATGCGCTGGGAGACAAGACGGCCAGGGCAGGCCGGGCAGGGGCTCGCACCAGGATGACCAAACTGCGCGAGCTCCGCGAGTGCAACGAAGAGCTCCTGCAGCGTGTCGACCTGGTGCGCAAGACCGCGCTGATGGCGAACTACAGCCAGCGGCTGGCGGCGCTGGGTGCAGCATTGACCCCCGAGGAGCGTGAGGCCGAGGCCGCCTCACGCAAGGTTGCTTGACCCGTCTGTCATCTTGCCGGCTGCCGTGGCCACCTCGGTCACGCGCCGGCCCCAGCCCTTGCCGAACGTCTCCCAGGTCGGCAGGCGCTGCAGGAAATCCAAGCGCACCGCTTGGTATTGGGACACGATTTCGTGGGCAGGCATGGCCGCGACAGCCCGCAACGTGCCAGGCCCGATCGAACCATCAGCAGTCACGCCGACAACCTGCTGCAGCCACTTGGCCGCACGGCCTGGCCCGCTGTTGATGGCCGCATCGAACACGCAATAGTCGACGCCTGCCGGCAGATCGTCGCCGGAGATCTGGTTCCAATACTTGGCCTTATACATGGGCGCCACGTCCTCAGGCGTGAGCGCACGCATCGTGGCCTCGTCGACCTCGTGCTTGACCCACTCCTCCCAGACTCGCTTGGTCACGCCCAGGTTGGTCATGCCGCCAGGATCGCGGGGGTGATTCACGAAGCCGCCCTCGTGGTGCAGCACCGCGGCGAGCGCCGACTCGAAGTTCTCTTTCATTGCTTGCCCTTCTTCATGTCGATGATCTTCTCGAGCGTGCGGCCGCCAAAGTAGAAGGACATGATCAACATGCCCCACTGACCAAGCAATTCGACGTAAGCCTGGTTCGTATCCATCTTGAACGCGCTCATCATCGCGAAGGTGAAGTACCCGGCGAGGATGGCGATCAGCGTCATCGGCCTGATGTTCTTCGATAGCCAGGAGTCGCTGGCCATGTCGGCCTTCAGCCTGTCGGTCAGATTGTTCTGCTCGATCTCGAAGAGCTTGGTCTCGTTGGCCATCTTCTGGAGCTCGCCGTTCTGCTCCAGCTGCGCGAGCTCTGCCTTCGCCTTCGCGGCAGCACCCGGGTCAGGCAGCACCCGGTCTAGGATCTTGCTGCCTACTTCAAGCAGTGGGCCGAGGGGTAGCATCGCCGTCCTCCTTCTTGGTAAGCATATTGGCCGCAGCGTAGGCACCCTTCCTGCCGACCAGGCCACCGACTGCGCCTATCGCCAGCAACATGATGTCCTTGAGAATGCCGATTAACTGCGTGTCAATCGGGCTGATGCGCTCAAGGTCGTGCTCGACGAACAGCACGCCGAATATGATCGACACAACCGACAGAACAAGGATCGCAGCAAGACATAGCGAGATAATTGCCCAGATACGAACTTCAATTTCTTCTGTAGTCATTCTCATCGACTTACCTCCGAAAGCGTTGCCATCAGCAACACCAAAAAGATCATCAGGAACGCCAGCCACTTCATCATTGATTGGCCTGATACCAGGCCCAGATGTAACTGGCCGAGTGGTAGAAGATGATGCCGCCGATCCCGAGCACCACTGCAAGCAGCATCCGCTCTTTGCGTTGCTTCAGCCGCAGTGCCGCTTCTTCTTCTGCCTTGCGCTTCGCTGCGAGTTCTGCGGCTTTCCGTTGCTGGATGATCGCGTTGCGCTCTCTTTGGATCTCATCCCAAATGTCCGACTGTCCTGACCAGATAAGGTATTGCTTCAACTCGTCGGTCATGTCGCGGATTTTTTTGGCTGCGATCACAGACTCGAGCGCCTCGCTCATCGCGCTCTTCTGTTTCTCTTCTGGCAACTTCGCCCGTTCTTCGGTACTGGCCCGCTGGATCTGATCCTGGGCATCAAATAGAGACATGAACTCGCCCAGGCACTCCTTGGCATCTTTGCCTACCTGGATCGCCTGCTTGATGCCGGCGACCGCAGCCTGGGCAGCTGCGAGTGCAACCGCGATCTCGACCACGTCAGACCTTCAGCACCAGCGAGAGCAGCAGCATGATGATGAACCCTGCGCTGCCGATTAGGATCGTCTCGAGCCGTTTGAGCCGGGCATTGATGCCCTCGTAACGCACCGCGCAAACCTCCTCATGCGTCATCAACCGAGCCTCCACTTCATTCGCCGTTGTCATCAATCACCTCATGCAGAACAAACCAATCGCGCCATTCCTCGCGGGCACTGCTTCAGAAATAGTCTGCGTACTTGATCTTGTTCCTCATCATCGTCCCAGAGATCACGTCCTCGAGGTACGTCTTCTGGGCTCCGGCCGCCAGCGCATAACTGTTGAACTGCGTGGCTCTCAATGCATCGACAGCATTGACGGTTCCGTTGTTGTCGATGTCTCCGAACTTCCTGCCGCCGATCGACTCATTGAAGATCGCAGCATGCGGTGCCGTGCCGGCGACCGCGCTGGTGATCCCGCTCGCAACCTTTCCCCAATCCGGGTACTCGGCGACCAGGTCGTAGCTGACCCCGTTCGACACATAGACCTTCTTGACTCTGCGCCAGGCTTGTCCGTTGTACACATAAGCGATGTTGGGCTTGACCCAATTGCCACCGCTGCCAACCCAGAGGTCATCGTATGGTGCCGGCATGTCACACCTTCAGCCAGAGCGTGCCAGCTGCCGCTGCGCCGGTCGGCTCGCTGCTGCTCACGATCGCCGGCGTCGAGAAGGTAACCGCATCCGTGCTCACCACCGTGATCTCATCGTTGAGAGTCAGGGCCGATCCGAGCGTGATGCTGGTGCCGTTGGTCGCCGTGTACTCGCTCGGGTAGAGCAGCGCGCCGTTGATGTAGACCTGCACCTGGCCAACCAGGTAGTTGACCGAGACCAGCGTCTGGCCGGCAGTGGCAAGCGATGTCTGCACGATGATCGCGCCAGTCTTCAGCGTCTGCCACCCTGCGGTCACCCGGTACTTCACTACCTGCGACGTGCTGTTGAAGTACAGGTCGCCGTTGACCATCGCGGTGCCGTCCGGCCTGGTGGTCGGGTCGCTCGTATAGCTGCCGTAGTACAGCGTGTTGGGAGCGCCAGCACTAGCGGTGGGGTTGCCGTTGGTGTCGAAGCTCAGGTACTTATTCGCTCGCGTCGTCCGGCCCGGCAGCGTCATGTTGATCGTGGTCGGGTCGGTCTGAGGTGCCTGCAGCGCACGCCCGAGACCTTCGGCATTCTGCTGCGCGAAGATCGTCTGCTGGTCGAGCTCGTCGTTCAGTGTGTTGGCGAAGAAGTCGCCGCCGGTCACGAAGTCGGTGGTGCGGCTGATCGTCCGGTTGCCGACGATCGCGATCTGTGTCGCACCAGTAGGCGTGGCAGTCAGCGTGACGAAACCGGTGCCGTTGGCGTTGATCGTCACCGTGTAGTCGGTGGTCAGCACCAGCAGCGTGTCGTCCCGATAGACCGCGATATCGCCCGCCGCGAGGATCTCAAATGTGAAATTGTACGGGCCGGTTCCGCTGGCCGCGTAGACCACGCGCCGGGTGACGTTGTTGATTTGGATGGCCATCGTTTACCTCGCGTAGTTGCCCAGCCGCGGCAGGCGTATCTGGGCTGTTTCAATCCGGCGCTGAATGGCTGGCGCGAACTTGCTGTTCATCATCAGATCATTTTGCGCTGCCTTGACGTATCCTGAATAGACATCGCGGATGTTGTCCTGCTGCACATTCCGCGGGTCATCGCTGAAGCCTGGCGTGTTATACCGCTCGGCGATTGCATCTTTAAGACGCAGCCCGCGACCGTCTGCAATGCGGCCCAACTGCTGCATCATGTATGCATACTCATCGACCTCGAGCTTGATCGTCACGCCGGCTGCGGTGACGCTCATGTCAGGCTTCTTGAGCGGGATGCCCAAGCTGATGATGATCTTATCGGCAGGCCGCTGCTTCGTCTCGCTGTAGCGCACGCCGGTGGTCGAGGCCAGCCAGGGATTGGCCGGATCGACATCGGTCATCGGCTCGCCCAGGTAATCGTATGTAAGCGGCAGCCGCTCACTTAGGATCGGCGTGCGGGCCTGGCTGCGATTGATGCCCTCGAAGAATCCCTTGAGCACTGTCGGCGTGTTGGGAGATTCTGCAGTCATGCGCTTGAACGGATCGACGCCGCGCTCGACCATTGCCCGCGCTGAACTGAAGATCCCAACCGGCGAGCCCTCGATGACGTAGCTGGCAGCAGTTCCGGCCAGGCCATCGAGCGCATTCTTGAAGGCCTGCTTCGGATTCGGGATGGTGGCGCTGAACGCACCTGCCAGCGAACTGATGCCCTGCACGAACGGCATCTGGCCGACGTAGCCGTAGAGACCCCAAGTCGCGCCCAGCAACACCTCACCAACCAGATCCTGGTTGTCCTCATAGCGGGCATACTCGACCGCGTCTGCAATCATGGCCATCGGCGCACCAACCGGGTCGATCCCGCGGAACGGGACATACAGCCGGCCATCCTTGCTGATCGACGGATCGATCCGCATGCCGCTCAAGTATTTGACGAAGTCTTGATCCCACTCGCCGGCCTGGAAGACGAACGAATACGGACGCCAGCCGCTGTCCAGGTAAATCTTGCGCAGGTTGCTGTCACCAGG